AGAACGCGATTGGTCCTCACAAGCACTCAGCGATGAGCGCATCGGAGGCCGGTCTCTGTGACCTGTATCAACGGAAGCTGGAAAAGTTCCGTTACCAATACGTCGCTAAGAAGCGCCGCAAGTGATCTGGGATCAGCCTGTGGGGTCTGGGGAGGTCTACCTGCCCGACCGGGCCTCGCGGGCTGCCTATGGTGCCGCCTGCCGTGCCGCAATCATTGACAGCGCCGCTCGGCACACAATGAGCCTGCCGACGCTGCAAAAGCGCCGGGACTTCATCAACAGCCACCGCGACAGTGAAGCACTCAAGTCGAGGGTGGCAGAAATATTGGAAACCAGACATGACCAACGACAACTGAAAGGAGAGACTGATGGCTGACCTCAAGCCATACCACGACGCAATTCACCGCGAAGTCATCGCACCGGCCCTTGAAGCTCTCAAGCAAAGGATTTTAGATGGTGTCGTGCGGGGGCCAGTGAGAGAAAATGTTAGCGCATTTGGCAGACACGATGCCCGGTCAAAAAACCGAAACGACCCCCGCGACAGGATTTCTATCACACCCAAAGCCGAGGACAAGGACACACTGATGAAAAACAACATCGAAGACGACGGTTTCGAGACAATCCACCCGACGCTTGCCCGAGCCGAGATCCTGGACAAGGCTAGGGACGTCATCACAAGGGACCGCGCAGCCACTCACGGGGACGCTGAAGACAGCTTCGCCAGGATTGCCGAGGCTTGGTCATGGTGGCTCGGACCGCGCCTACAGGGCAGCCTCACAGCATATGACATCGCCCAGATGATGAGCCTGTTCAAAAAGGTCCGCGCCGAAAAAAACCCAGCACACGATGACAATGGGATCGACGATGTGGGGTACTCTGCAATCGCTGCCGAGATCGCTTCTAAGCCGGCCCGCAAAGAAACCAATTCCGACGAATCTGACGTTTGGTTCGCCTGACCTCCGGCGATAAGGGGGCGGTAAGTCGTGAGTGCCGGGGTAGTCCGCTCCAAACCACGTCAGCGGCGGCAGGCTCTGATTCCTTGGGGCTGGCCGTCGCACATTGCTTTTCTAAGCCAAAACGCTTAGAATAAGGGGGAAAGGGAGAAAAAAAATGAGGGGACGCCCAACACTCTACACCAATAAGCTGGTCGAAGAGGCTTGGAAGTATGCAAACGGCGGCTGGCAGGAAGCAGGTGATCCTGTCCCCAGCGTAGCCGGTTTGGCCTGCGAAATCGGCGTCCGTCGCGAGACTTGTCACGCCTGGGCTAAGGATCAAGATAAGGAATTTTCTAACATCCTCGGAGAAATTGCCGCAATTCAAGAGCGTTATCTGCTCAAAGGCGGCCTCCACGGCGACTTCAATCCGTCCATCACCAAGATGATGATGACCAAGCACGGCTACAGCGACAAGGTGGAGCAGGACCACACATCAAGCGACGGATCTATGCGCCCAACAACGGTAATCATCAAAGCCGCCGATGAGCCAAGCTGAAATCATCCTGCCTCCAAAGCTGGTTCCAATCCTGTCACCGCAACGAGGCGAGGCAAGATACCGATGCATGTACGGGGGCAGGGGATCGGCCAAGTCATTCAGCGCCGCCATCATGGCTGCCGTTTGGGGATACGCTGAACCGCTCCGCATCCTCTGCGTCCGGGAGTTCCAAGCCTCGATCAAGGAGTCATTCCACGCCGAATTAAAGTCAGCCATCGAAGCATATCCTTGGCTTGAGGCTCATTACGACATCGGGGTGGACTACCTTCGCGGCCAGAACGGGACGGAGTTCATCTTTCGCGGCCTTCGTCGCAACGAGCAGTCCATCAAGTCGCTGGCCAAGATCGACCTGACAATCGTCGAGGAAGCCGAGGACATCCCAGAAAACTCATGGCTGGCGCTCGAGGCCACTGTGTTTCGGCAGCCCAAGTCCGAGATCTGGTCCATCTGGAACCCCAAGACAAAGGGCAGCCCGGTAGATCGGCGGTTCCGGGAGCATATTCCGCCAGGAGCGCTGATTGCCGAGATCAACTGGCGGGACAACCCGTTCTTCCCAGAGGCGCTCAAAGACCTTCGAGAGCAGCAGGAAAAGACGCTCGACAAGCCGGTGTATCAGCACGTTTGGGAGGGCGCATATCTCGAAGCCGTCAAGGGCGCATATTACGCCGAGCAGCTTGACCAAGCACGCCGGGAAAACAGGATCGGGTTCTACAACCGCCACTCGATGAACAAGGTCTACGCTGTCTGGGACATCGGGTCCACGTCAACGTCCGCTGACGCAACGGCAATCTGGATCGTCCAATACATCGGTGAGGAAATCCGTTGGCTGGATTATTACGAGGTCGTCGGCCAGCCGTTCGACGCTCACATCCGGTGGCTGCGGGAGAACAACTACGAAGATGCTGTCTGCGTTCTGCCTCACGACGGGGTGAAACATGACAACGTCTACAGCGTGACGCCCGAGAAGTTTTTGCGCGAGGCCGGGTTTGGCACCTACGTTGTCCCGAACCAAGGCAAGGGAGCGGCCATGCAGCGCATCTACGCACTGCGGGCGCTGTTCAACCAATGCCGGTTTAACGAGGACACGACGGTCGCCGGTCGAGAGGCTCTGGCCTGGTATCATGAGAAGTGGGACGACAAGCGCAACATCGGTCTCGGCCCGAACCATGATGAGGCATCTCACGCGGCTGACGCGGCAGGACTGGTGGCCATCTTTGCACCAACGGCCAGAGGTGAAGGTGCAGGCAAGTCCGAACCGATCAGGCGCAAGCTGCGCGGTCTAGCCTGACGGAGCCGACTGTGGTATAGGGGGCCAAACCTTTTGTCCGCGAGGATTTCTGATGGCCGGTATTGATGAGGCGATAAAGTTAATACTTCGGCAGGGAGACGAACTCGGCAGAGAGGTGATCCGCCGGAGGGCAGACCAAATGGCCCTGAGCCGGGCTGAGAGGGTGAGGCCGACTGGCGACTTGTTGATGCCAGAAACGCCAGAAGCATATCAGCGCACTGTTGATATGGTCCCGCAGGTGCCGTTTCGCGATCAACAGCCGGACTTGAGATCTGGCGGGACGCTGCCATCTGGTCAGCGCATGGGGCCGCTAATTGAGGCTCAAGACGACATTGCATCTGAGCTAGCCAATAGGATGTCTGCGGGCGTAGGGACGCAGGACCAGTATTTCTATCACACTGGTCCGATCAGAGAAATGGCAGAAAATGCTGGCGTTCCGCCCGATGTTTTTATGAACCGATTTTCTCCGTATTTCGGGGGGACTTCGCCGAGGACACAAACAGAGCCAAATATGCTGAATGCAAGCATGCTGCAATATCGGGCAGCGGAAGGTCTGCCGCTTGACGCTCCAGTTCTTGGCTTGTCTGGGCCGGACCCGAAAACAGGGGCCGCTCCCAGAAACGATGTCGGATATGCCATGATCACGGGAATGCATCCAGATCTTGCGCGGCGTCTTGAAGCTGACCCGCTCGGAAATTTTGCTGGCAACCCGAAGCCAAGTTCATTTGCGCTGAACACTGCCGGGAACCTGCAAGGCGGAACGATGGACACTCACGCCATTAGGGGCGCTCTACTTTCCTTCGACGCGGCGTATCCGGGGCAGATACCGCGACAGTGGTTTAAAACGGAGGACGCATTCCGGCGCTATCAAGATGGTGGGGTCGGGCAAATCAACTTGGATAGAGACATTGACGACAGCCTGAAGTCTGCCACTTCTGGTGGTGTTAGGTCCCAAGTCGAATATGGCCCGATGGCCGACATCTATGAGAACGCAGCAAGCAGAATGAACCTGTCGCCAGCGGAGGCTCAGGCGTTGGGCTGGTTCGGTATTGGCGCTGACACTGGATTGCGGTCTGAGTCGCGGAGCATTGTCGGCCTGATGAATGATCGGATCAACATCACTGCCCAGCTTCTGGGCTTGCCGCAGGAAACTGTCGCGGCCTTGTATGCCCAAGGTCGCATCCCTCTCGCTGGTGTTGCTGGAATGGGTTTGCTGTCACAGGCACCAGAGACCGAAGGCGGAACCTAAATGACCCCAGCCGAAAGACGCCAGCTAGAGAATACATACGACAGTCTGTATGCTCTTTACGAGCAAGGCACCATTCGGCCTGGCGAACTAGCCGGGCTGCAAGAGTTGGACGACCAGCTTCGCCCATATTGGACAGCGGAAGCTGAGAGGATCGCCAGAGAAACTCAGCCGACATTGCAGGCCCGAGACCCGTCTGTTGTTGAGGATCTCGGCATAATGGTCGGCAACCTTGCTTCGCAGCGCCTTGGTTTTTCGCCCAGGGGTGGCCAATCATTTGGGCGGAAAGTGGCGGGGTTGCTAGATCTGGCCCCTATCACAGGCTCTGGTGTTGCTGGCGCTCAGGCGGTCAGAGACATCGCGTCTGGAAACTATGGTTCTGCAGCCATGAACGCCGGTTTTGCTGTCGCTGACTTGTGGCCGTTTGGCGGCGCAGCAAGGCGTGTCACAGCGCCTGTATCCACGGCTCGGGCTGCTGCGGATACATATCGTGTTGGCGGCCTCTTGGCGTCGTCTGCCGAGCCACGCAACGCCGCTGAGAGAATGGCCCGAGAAATCCTTGACCTTCGCGCTGCTGAACGTGCAAGAGAAGTCACCGAGGAGATGATGGCGCAGGCCGATCCGCAGT